TTTTATTGCTTTCAATTTTGCTCTTTTGTAGGATTGGTTTCGCGTAGGTGGGCTCGCAACCACAAAAAAAGGCGTACAGAGTCTCGCCAACTCAGGCGTATTGAGACTCGCCATCTCGGGCGTACCGAGCTTCGCCAGCTCATGACGTAATGTAAGCCTCGTCAGCTTAAGTGTTAATGTAAAATGTAATACTTAAGGATGTTTCATGCCTATTACAACGACAACGGTGTTACCTGCACCGGTGCAGCAAAGCTTTAGTTATAAGCTGCTCTCGGTTCCGGTCCCAAATATGATCCATAAGATCCCTGCGGTTAAAAAGAATATGCCTCGCAATGGTGGTACAACGCTCAGAATGCGTCGTTATAATCCCCTTGCAACAGCAATGGTTCCACTAGGTAATACTGGTGTAACTCCCCCATCTCAACAACTTACTGCTATTGATATTGACGCTAAGCTTCAATTCTATGGCACTTGGGTTGAGTTGAACGAACAAGTAACATTACAATCACAAGACCCAGTACTTAATGAATGCGCAGCTCGTCTTGGTGTTTCTCTTCGTCAAACCGAAGACCAACTGACACGCGACATGCTTGCAGCAACGGCAGCTTTCATTAACTGCGTAGCCGGTAATAACGGGGATAACCCGACTGAGCTTACCTTTGCTGACGTTTCTGTGGCTGTCCGTACATTGGTTAATGCCAATGCGTACACCATGCTCGACAATATCGAAGGTGAAGATCGTTATGGTACATCTCCGGTTCGTGACGCGTTCTTCGCGTTAGCAAATTCGCAACTTATTGGTGATTTGGAAAACGTTGAGGGCTTCATTCCAAAAGCAAGCTATCCGGCTCCAATGAATGCCCTTCGCTCTGAGTGGGGTACTGTAATGAACTTGCGCTTCCTCTTGTCATCAATTGGTAGCTTTACGCCAAATGCGTCATTGCTTGGTGCTAACGTATTCAACGTATTTTGCGTTGGTATGGAAGCTTATGCATGCATCGAACAAGATGGCTATAGTGCAAACTTCATTTATCGCCCACCAATTTATAACGGTCCACTAGCGCTTAACGCGACAGTTGGCTATAAATTTGCTGAAGTGCCGCGAATCTTAAACGATCAGTGGGTTGTTAATCTTCGTTGCACATTAGCTGTATAAGGAGCGACTATGGATAATACAATAATTTTGCAGGGTAGCTTTACTTCGACGGGTTCAGCGGTAAACCTTATTTTACGCAGCGATGTTGATTGGGTTCGTATTTATAATGCGACTGAAATAGCAGCTGCTAATGATGACCACGGCGTTGAATACTACTGGCAACGTGGATTTGCTGACAATAACGGTATTGTTTGGCTCAGAAACGCTGACCATACTGCGATAAATATATCTACAAGTGCTGCGCTTGCTGTTGGTGGCTTCAGTTTATTTAATACATCTCTTCCGATGCAAAGTGCATTAAGAGCAGTGACAGGCGTAACAAATGCCAACCCTCCTCTTGTTGAAACAGGAAATACTGCGGGACTTGTAACCGGCGATGTTGTACGACTGTACAATGTAGTTGGCGCGCATCAGTTAGGCGCTATGGATTTCTCTGTTGGCACAGTGGTTGCTAACACAAGTTTCCAAATTGATATGTCCCCTATTGTAAACGCAAATCCAGGTGCGGGATTCTATCGTAAGGTTGCCTCGATTGGCAATTCGGTCGATATATTCAGGCCTACCAAATATTGGATCGTTGAGATGAGCCAAGGTTCTCCGATGATTGTTACCACGTCGGTAATTCCGCTTGGCAGATTACAAGTTGGTCAGGAAGTTCGCTTATATATCCCGCCGGTATTTGGCATGGTAGAAGCTGATCAATTGACAGGAACTATAATAGATCTTGGTGTTGCTGATGCTAATGGCAATACAAGCACCGTAGTCCTTGATATAGATTCTTCAGCCTTTTCTGCATTTACATTCCCGTTAACAGCGGCAGTACCATTCACTCCTGCATTGATGATTCCTTTCGGTGAGAATACCGGAGAAGCATTGGCAACAAATAACAACATTCTTGCTGATTCTGTCTTTAATGCGAGCGAATTGGGTATTACCTTAATGCCTGGTATCACTTCACCAGCTGGTTCTGAAGACGATGAAATTTTCTGGGTTGCTGGAAAATCCTTTAGTATCACAGAATTTGGTGAATAATTGAATTGGGGGGTCTTGTGCCCCCCTCTTTAAAGGACACACATGGACAATACTATAATCCAGCAAGGATCATTTAAGTCGCCGGGAGCCGGAGTATTCATTCTTCTTCGTTCTGATGTCGATTGGATGGAAGTAAGAAACTATTCAGCGACGCAACGGGGCGATGATGGCGAAGGTGTTCGTTGGTATTGGCAAAGAGGGTTACCTAATAATGACGGCTTTATTGAAGCATTTGGCGCGGGAGATACTATTCTTCTGAGTCTTGCTTCAGAAGCCGGTGTGCCAGGATTTGAACTATTTAATAGCTCAGTTCCTCTTGTAGGGGATAAGTTATTAGTTAATGACGTGACTGGTGGACCTCCTCCACTTGTGAGTGTCAATAGTATCGGTTCACAAATTAAGGGGAAATTAGTCAATGGTGACGTAGTTCGCCTTTATGCTATTGCCGGAGGCTTGCAATTAAGCTCTATCGATTTCGAAATTAACAACGTAGTTGCTGATACGAGCTTTGATTTAGCTTATATGCGAGCGATTGTTCCTGCAGCAGGCCCAGGGTTTTATGCCCGTGTTGCTTTTGGTACTCATTTCTTACCAACATTTCGTTACATAACCCGTATATCGAACGAAGTTCAAGCTTTAGTTACGTTAACGGTGCGTCACGGCTATGAAATAGGACAAGTGGTTCGTTTTACTATTCCTAAAGTACGCAATAGTACTGCCTATGGTATGAATGAAATTGATCAGCTTCAGGGCACTATTGTTGACACTGGTGAAGCAGATGTGGATGGTGTTACTAATACAATTCGTGTAGATATCGACACAACAGCTTTCAATCCATTCCTGTTCCCAGGAAATGGTGCCGGAACACACAGTCCTGCGATTGTTACTCCTGTTGGTGAAAATACTGGGGTTGCAATAGCTACTGGTCTTCCGCCTGATGGTGATTTTGTTTCCGATGATAGTACCATTGGCATGTTTTTAGGCTATGACCCAACCGGAGCAGGTAGGTCGCCTGCAGGTATCGATGGCGATACTATGTACTGGCGCGCTGGAAAATCATTTGCAGTTGATAACAAAGCATTTTAACAATTAAAGAAGGGAATCCATGGTCGATAATCCACACGTAAATACAGGTTTAATCGGTGTTGATGTTACTCCTAAAAAGCTGTCAAAAGACACCGTAGAATCACGCAAAAAGAATCTTCGCTATATGCGGGATAAGGATCGTGAACCAGTTAAAGGGATTTTCAAGTTCTATGAAGTACCAGGAGGAGCATTAAAGTTCCCGTTCCGGGCTTATAAAGAAGACCCTGTTGAATTTTATGAACTTACCGATGGTCAGGTGTATACAATACCACTTGGTGTTGCACGTCACCTTAACAAAAGTGGCTGGTATCCAATCCATGCATATGAACAAGATGAAACCGGAAAACCTGTAGCACGAGTTGGACAAAAAGTGCGACGTTATGGATTCCAATCATTAGAGTTTGTTGATGTTGATGATTTAACTGAACAACCCGGAATCATTACTGTGGAGCGCGTTATAACATGACCCCAATTTTAGCATTTCCCAACCCTGAATTTATTCCTGCAATGAGAATCATTCAGAATATTACGCAGGCGGAGAATGCTGAAGTTACTACAACATTCGCTCACGGTTATTTATCGGGCCTTATTGTCCGTATAAATATAGGAACGGGAGACGGGATGAAGCAAATAGATACTCAGACCGGTACTATAACAGTCACCGGTCTGACTACATTTTTAATCGATATTAATACAGCAACCTACGAGCCATTTTTCATAGCTGATGTGCCCCACAAAAGTTTCTATTCGATAGTTGTAACCATTGGAGAAATTAATAGTATACTGACCCAGGCGACACAGAATACATTGTAAAAGGATGAGTCATGTCTGACGCTACGTTATCAACGCTGGTTCAAATCCAAAATAAGATTCGTCGTCTTGTGCGTGCTCCTTCAGAAGTTCAAATAACTACGCAGCAAATAAATGACTATATTAATACATTCGTTTTATACGATTTTCCTGAGCATCTTCGTCTTTTTAATTTGCGGACTACATTAACGTTTTATACTCAACCGTATATCGATGTTTATGAAACAAATACAACGAACCCAGCTGATCCGTTATTTAATTTCATTAATCTCTATACTTCAGTTGCTGAGCCAGTCTATATAGCCGGCTTTAGGGCACTGTATACCCAATCACGTGAGCAATTCTTTAATATATATCCGCTCATTAATAGTATTGGCTCTATCGGGACAAGCGGCGATGGTGTTACCACCCATTTTACTGGCACCTTATCGGCAATACCGATTATTAGAAACTATGTGACCTTTGCTTCGGTGACTAATGCGAATACCGGTTTGCGTTTAAGCGATGATGGCCTTGGCAATTTAACGGGCGATGGTACTGGAACAATAGATTACGTTACTGGTGCTTTTGTGTTGGATTTCTCAACTCCGCCTGGTTCTGGCATGTTTATTAATAGCGAAACGATTCCTACCCAACCAGCGCAACCACGATCGCTATTATTCTTCGATAATAAGTTTACCGTGCGTCCTATACCCGATCAGCCTTATCCTGTTCAATTAGAAGCGTATAAGCGCCCTGATGAACTGCTTGCTAATAACCAACAACCTAAGTTATCCCGTTGGTGGCAATATATTGCTTACGGAGCTGCTAAAAAGATATTTGAAGATCGTATGGATTTAGATTCAGTTGCGCTCATATTGCCTGAATTTAAACAACAAGAACGTATGGTTCTACGTGACACTTTAGTACTGAATGCAAACGAGAGAACAGCGACAATATATACAGAACAAGCTGGTGGTCCAAGCGCATATGGTTGGAATTTCAGCGGTCCATTCTAAGGAGAGATAATGCCATATACAGCAAACGTGCCTCAAGGATCCCAGAGAATAAGCGATACGCAAACGCCTATTCTTAATAACTTTCAATCGATTCAAAATCTTATCACAGTAAATCACGTTGATTTTGATTTGACCGACCAAGGTAAACACAACTTTGTTTCAATGCCAGTTCAGGCGGGAAATCCTGGGACAACTACGTATGAAATGGCTTTATATACAAAAACTTCTGCACTTTCTAGTGTTCCAGAGATGTTTATTCAACGTGATACCAATGGTGCCGCTATAGAATTTACGTCATCTGTACAAGCTTCACCGGGATGGACACGTGTACCGTCGGGCATCTTATTTAAATGGGGTGTCGTAACCGGTACTGGCAATACAACAACCTTGTTTCCTGTTGCTGGTAATATTCCTGTGTTTGCCAATATCTTTTCTGTGATGGTATCTGTTGGACCTCAAATTGCTGCACCGGGATCTGCACCAAATACCTACGTTCAAGTTTATAATTTTAATGTGACGCAGTTTGATTCCTGGTGTTCGACTTTAACGACTCTCGCTGATGTTCCTGTTACGTTTCGTTATCTTGCTATAGGGAATTAAGATGGCAATCGATCGTTTTCTGATCGCACCATATTCGACCGGCCAACAAACAAATGTAAAGCCGTGGCTTATTGCAGAGGACGCATTTGAATCAATTTACAATGCATATGTCTTTCGAGGTCGTGTAAGAAAACGATTCGGCGGTCTTTATATGAATGGTACTGATGTTGATCAAACGACATCACGCTTGCGTATAAATATAGCA